CGAGCATCACGAGCATACTTTAAGAGATAATCAATGCTAGCGCCAACATCATATGTTGGAACCATCACATAATCACCCTCAACATGACGCTCTGGAATATAGCCGTGGTTAGGAATTGTGTAGGCCACAAAGTCCTTTTCGGTACCAGGAGCTAAAAAGTCAAGAGGAAACTCGGGAGTAGCACTTTGGTCGAGTCTGATGGGTTCGAAAATACCATCTAGAACATCGCCGTTAAGAATACCTTGACGAAGAGGTAGTTCTAGGGCTTTTGCAAATTCGGCATTAGCTGCTAAAGCAACCTCTCGTTGAGCTGATCCAGAACGCTTTAGCAAATCACTAAGTTCTGGAGTTGGTTGAAATTTTTCAGTTTTAGCTGACATATTTTTTCTCCGTTTTAAATTATAGGTTTACTGATACTTTAGCATAGCCGTCAGTGTCTTTGCCGCTCAAGAACTGACCGATTTTTACAGCATTGGTACTACTAGTACCGATCAAGCCACTAGCACCAACATAAGCATCAACACCAGCGGATGGAGTGATACCAGCAACAAGCATGTTTGTGGTTACTTGACCTTGACGTAGCAAGGTGACCTTACCACCAACTTGTACTTCATCTTTGTGCCAATTGATGTGTTGGCGAGTAAGATCAAGATTTACAACATCATTCATAAGAACACCTAGTGGACGAGCACCAGATTGATTAGCAGCGTAAGATACAACAGCATTGGCATCATCCATCGATACGCCAACGCCTGTTGTTGAGGTTACAGCGCTAACAACACCACCGCGCTCTGCCACAGTACTCATGAAAAAAGAGATATCTGTTAAGGATTCGATACGATCAGGTTTTAGAGCCATTTTATATTCTCCGTATAAAGATTACTTAGTTTTTTTGCCTAATTTACTGTAAACAAACTCAACAAGAGCTGCACGAGTGGTATTTTCTTCTTCTTCAGAAGAATCTGAGCCAACTGTTAAGTCAATAGCTGTTTCTGTCTCAACGTTTTCTAGATCAGAAGCACTAACTTTTGGTTCAGCAACTTCTTCAGTTTCTTCTGATGCTTTCATTTTCATTTTCATGGCATCTTCTTTTTTCATTTTCATTGCAGCAAAAAGAGTGGCCATAGCGTCGAAAGCATCGTCATCAATACCTTGGAATTTTTCAACAAAAGCTAAAGCAGCATCATCTTCGACACCATTGTCTGTGAGAGCGGCCTTTCTTTTTGTCATCTTTTCTTTCTTAACCATTTCTTCTTCTTTAGTTTTGTAAGCGGCAACAGTTTCGTTAGCCGAATCTAGTTCTGCTTTCATCTTTTTCATTTCTTCATCTTTTTTCTTCATTTCTTCGTCTTTCATAGCAACGGCTTCTGAAAGCTCAGAAATTTTGGCTTCTAAAGATGTTTTGAGTGCTAAAAGCTCTTCTGAAGCAGAAGCTTTAACTTCTTCTAGTTCTTTTTTCATAGCAGTTTCTCTTTCTGTAAATTCGATAGTTTGAGTTTGTAATTGAGTTTCTAATGCAACATTTTTTTCGGTTAATGAATTAACAGATGCGTTAGCTTCAGCTACAGCTTCTTGACAAGAAGTTTCCATAGCCACCAATTTGCTTTTGATTTCTGTAACGTCTTGTTCTACACTCATTGTATTATTCTCCATTTGATTATCTAATCGAATATTTATTACACCTAAATTTGAAAATTCGTTATTTTTTTCTGATGCCATAGTATCTTTTTTACTTTCATCAAATAAATTTTTGTTAAATATTATACTATCTTCATTAGCTGGCTTGTCAACAAAACCTTTACCGGTAAAAGTAATGTTTCTTAAAACTCTACCAATTTTATAATCGTTATTTTCACCTCTACCACCATATGCTTTAAGATATTTTGTTAAATAAGCAGTATCGTCATTTCTGCTTAGTACTTTATATTCGTTAGTTTGTTTATTAACTACTCCATAATCAAAACCCTTGAAAAAACATTCCATGCTTACAAATTTAGTACCAGACTGTATTTCGCTAATTAATTTTTCGGCTCTTTCTCTTAGTTCGCTATTGCTAAAGCCTTTATAAATAACAGATCCTGTTAAGATATGAAATTTATCTGGTAAGTTTTCTACAGGCGTTTCCGGATCAATCATTAGTCCGTCCATAGTGATAGGCCAATTAGAGATAATATGGCCAACAATAAGACTTTCATTATGTTCTAAGTTTGTTGGTTTGTGCTCTGGAGTATGCTTAGCGTTCCAGACCTCATACTTATCAAATACGTCATCATTCTTATTCCATGAGGATGTTACTAAAATAGATTGTACATAATAAAGGTCGGTATCATCATAAGATGCTAATGTTTTAAAAGATTTGCTATTTAAGCTTAAAGAACATGGTTCAACAGCACTAGCATATGCTATAGAAGATGATGCTAATATTTTTTGAGTTAGGCCATCTTGCTGCTCTTGATCATATATAATCATAGTAACCCTTTGTTAGAGTAATTGTTATCAAATTTGATTATACACCATTGTATAAAAAGATGACTTGGCTTGTTTAATTTCGTCAACAGTTAATTCTCTAGATAATTCTAGTTTAATAAGATTTAACCAATTATAAAAGCTTTTGGTAATATGGTTTGTTGATGCGTTTATATATTCTACTATATTGTTATCATTAATTTTTGCAAAAGGCTTTGTGTTGAAAAGAATATTAGTTTTTATTTGTTCTAGTTCGTTATTTTCTAAATTAGATAAACTACGTAAGTTTTTCTTATCATAGTATTCTAAAATTATTGGGTTGATAATACTGCTAATCTGATCTTGTGCAGAAGATGACCATATTAAGAGTTTGGCGCCTGTTTGGGGCGTAAAGGTTTTATCTTTTCTTTTTTCGGTATCTTTGGATAGTTTGGGCCTTCCTTCTCCGGCCTCTTTCGGCAACGAGTCCGAGGACGGATCGTTAGCCATCTTTGGAGAAAATGGATTTTTGACTTGTTCTGCCTTTTGTTCCATCGCTGTTTTTTCACTAGGCTTTTTCTTTGGTAACTCTAGCCCAACCTGACTAGGTGTTACTATGCCAAGCTGTAATGATAATTTTTTAAGAGCATTTTCAAACTGTGGATCGTGCCACGGACCTGATTTTGGTACCATTCTTTGTGAAACTCTTTCTTTCTTTTCTCTATTAAGTCTGGATTTTTCCATATCAGGATCAAGACCAAACTTGCTTTGTAATAGTTCATCACTGATAAGATTTCTATCAACTAATTGTATTAATAGTGCTTTTTCAGCATCTTCATTACTAAGATCCATTCTATCAAATTCTATCTTAGCTGGATATCTAAAATTCATTGCTTTTTGTAGTATTTCTATTTCGGCTTCCCAAAATTTAACCAACATGTCTCTGCCGTACTGTAGTCTTTGTGTTAATGTTTTTAGACTAATAAAGTTGTTTGTTGTTCCTGCTGCTCCAAAAGTACCGGTTAGTGTGGGTGGAATACCTAAGCCTGCATAAATAGCATTTAAATGAGGAGTATATTTACCTTCTCCTAAAAAGTTATGAACATTAGTGTTGCTTTCTAATAATTCAATATCTGGTCCCCAAACCAAATCCATTGTACCACCACCAACATTGTTACCTAAAATTTGTGCTAGTTTTGCTGTAGCAGCTTTTGTTGGAGCTATTTTATGTTCTAGATTGCCCAACTTAAAAATTCTAATATTGCTAATAGCACCATCAAGAGCCGCCATATCTGCAAGCTTTAATTTTTCTATAACTGTAATATCATCCATAATAGCATATATCATAGGATATGCCCAAGCTTGCCAATCGTCTTTCTTATAATGGAAAACTAATGTTTTATCCGGATCTAGTGGATATGCTTTTTTGGTTTTAGCTGCTTGTACTATTGCTTCTGGTAATAATGAAACAACTTGTTTTTCAGCTTCTGTTTTAGGAGAATTAATATGTTTACGAAAAGCTGCTGGTAAAACTAGTTCGTATCTTTTATCACTAACAAATGATGATAATGAACCAGCCGCACTCTCAACATATACCGGATCTATAAATGTGTATCTCCAAGGAATTTCCTTTTTTTCTATTTTGAAGGTATCTAGTTCTTTAATATTAAGATCAGGAGATCCTATGCTTTTATAAAGATTATCAGTAACTTTTAAACTAATTTTAGCTGTTTGTTTATGTATAACAATATTACCAGTTTTATACAAATTATTCAAGAATCTTTCGCTACGATCTTTACCATTAATTTTCTTAAACCATGTTCTATAGAATTTTTCTATTCTTTTATTTTTATGAACTAGTTTTATGCCTTGAACAGCAAAGTCCGCCATTAAATCTAACATTTTTTACTAAACCAACCCTTTGATATACATCGTCTGCTCGTCTAATAATTTGTTTGATTTCTGTTGGAACAGCTTCGTCTGGTCTAAAGTAGTCATAGTCGCTACGAGTTAATCCTGGGCGACCGCTAGTTGGTCCATCAATATTGGAAAAGTCTATTCTATAGCGAGTATTATTAGCTTTACTTCTTTCTATAATATTAAACTCATCTAGTCCTTTGCTAGCTTCTGTTAGGGCGCTTCTTTTGTCCTCTAGATTAGAGTCTTCCCATGTAACATACGCTTGGTCCGGTACAGTATTAGAATTTTGAATAGCTTCGCTTTTTGGATATTTTTTAGCCATAATATTTTATTAGTATTATAATGGGATTACAGTTGTAATATACACACTACTTGTATATTCCTATATAAATATCCTCATTTGCGCCCTCTGTAAACCAGTTAGGCCCCTTATACATTTGACCATTATTTTTTACACTCTTTGAAGCATCTGTTCCTATGATATCATAATTAATTGGTTGTAGTGTTCTGTTAATTTGTCTAGCTAACATATTAGCAATTAATAAAGCACTATATCTATCTTTGCGTAATCTGCCTTTTTTACCCTGTTGTAATTTGACCTCTGGAGTATCCCATCTATCTCTA